TGTCGCGTCAGCGACTGAGAGGTCCTGCCGGGCGAGTGCTCTTCCGGCAAGGCTGGTATCATTCCTCGCATCCACCTCCCCCATGTCGCTTATGTGCCGCTCGGTATACTGCTGTAAGGCTTTGTCCCGGGTGTTCTGCTCCTGTTCTGCCTGACGTTGTGCTTCCTTTTTGTCAAACTCCCGGCTCCACTGGCTCAACTGCTCCTTGGTGACGCCGCTCTTCTTTGTGGTGATGTTCTGCGCAGTGCTGCCCGCCCCACTCACCTTGTCCGGGTTCTTTGCGGCAAATTCCCTGCTCCATTGTGCGAGCTGCTGTTTGGTTACTGCCATTCCGTCTTCTTCCCTTCTTTTTGTCTTGACAAATAGTATTGTATTTGTTATTCTGTTATTGAGGAGATGATGTCGTGAAAAGTTATTCGTCCCGCAAGGTCATAAAGGCGCTCAAGGCCGACGGCTGGTATGAGGTCAACTGCGTGGGCAGCCACCACCAGTATAAACACCCCGCCAAGCCCGGTCGCGTCACCGTAAAAGACCCCGATAAAGATATTCCCCGGGCTACGCTTAACCGCATTGAGCAGCAGTCCGGCCTTGAATTCCGCTGAATGATAGGAGGCTTTTCTGATGAAAAAGAATCTTCCCGACCGTTACTTCTATCCTGCCGTGTTTATCTACGAGGACGGGCAGGAGATCGCTGTCGATTTTCCCGACCTCGGTGTCGCCACCAGCGGTACGTCCGAGGACGACGCCCTGCTTTCCGCCCGCGAGCTGCTTGGCTGCGTGATGTGCGGGCTGGAAGAGGACGGCGAGCCTATCCCCGCCCCCTCGGCCCTGTCCGCTATCCAGCCTAAAGAAAACGAGCGGGTCGTGCTGGTCGATGCCTATATGCCGTCCGTCCGGCTCGCCAGCGTCAATCGTTCGGTAAACCGCACCGTCACTCTCCCGGCGTGGCTCAATGCCGCCGCCCTTGAACGCAATGTAAACTTCAGTCAGGTCCTTCAGGACGCGCTCAAGCACCAGCTCCACCTCGCCTGACTTTATCCCAAAGCCTCCTGCACACGGTCGTGCAGGAGGCTTTTCTGTTACCCTGCCAGCTCAAAGGCTTTCCAGATCTCATCGTCCGTGTATCCCTGATACTTCAGGCTGTCAAAAATAGTCTGGTCATCCGAGCCGTGGTTTCTCTGGCCCTTGATGGCGTTCGCCGCCACCTGCGCCCGCTGCGGGACACTCGACTGGCTTGCCGTTCTTCCGGTGCTCTGGCTCTGTCTGCTGCTTGTCCCAGTACCCCACTTGTTTGCCGGGTCTCCTTTCCAGCTCTGCCCCGTCAGACCTCGGTTCGTCTCCAATAGGTTCGGGGTGTCGTCCTCTATCCAGCCCGCATCCGTCAGCGTCCGCTTGTAGTGATCATATCGCGGGTCACTCGCTTTCATTGTGACAAACTCCTTCGACATACTCAGCAGCTGATCATAGGTCGGCGCAGGTCTCTTATTTTCCGTGCTGCCGCTGCTCCTGCTGCCCGAAGAGCCGCCCGAGCCGCCGCTTCTCCGACTGCTGTAGCTGCCGGTGATGTACTGAGGCGTGTAGTTCAGCGCATCCCTGCTGATGCCGTACATGTCGGCTACAGCCCCTGCTGCATCGCGGAAACCACCCTCGTAAAGGTCGGTGATTCCCTTCGTTGCTGTCAGATAATCCGCCGGGGAAAGCTCAGTCGTTTTCTCCGCGGTCCAATCGTTGAGAATGCTGGGGTCTAAGCCGTTCGCACTCAGGAACTGGTTCAGGAAAGCTTCGCTTGCACCCCGTTCTTTATAGTCAAGCGCTTTGTCTATCGCCATCTGCTGCAGCTGCGCCTGCACCTGTTTTTCTTGCAGCTCATGTTCCTGCTTCCACTGGTCATATCCCTTGTACCGGTCGTAGGCGGTAAAGCCCGCTTTTACAACATCGGTGCCTACCTGCATCAGATTATCCCAGAAGTCCTGCTTCTCCTGCGCCGCCTGGTCTGCCCGGCTCTTCTTGTAGTCCCGCCAGTCCTGCGCGTTGGCCACAGCCCCCTGATGCTCTGCCGCCTCGAGACTGTCCTGACTCTGCAGCGCACTCAGCAGCCCCGAGAGGCCGTTCTGCTTCAGCTGGTACATGGTCAGGGCCTTGTCCCGCAGCCCGGCCAGCCCGCTGTCCACGTTCGCCATGGCCTGCTGGTAGCCCTGCTGGGCCACGCTGTTTGCGGAGCCGTACCCGCCGCTCAGCGCGGCAGCGCCCGCAGCGGCGTTCTCGGCCGCCGCCCTGGCGTTCGCCTGCGCGCCCGCGCGGTACTGCCGGTAGAGTTCGCTGTCCGTGCCTACGTCATAGCCCGCATTGCTGGCCGCGCCCATGCTGTCCAGTGTCTCGTTGATCCGGTCGGTGTAGTTGCTCTGGTACGCCCCCGGCATCGCGTTCTCCGCGTCCTTCTGCGCCGCCTGTGCGTCCCTGTATCTCTTGAATACGCCCATCTTTAACTCCTCTCTTGACAAATACGTAAAACACGTATATATTATAATTGCAGATTCGGAGGTGCATCTTTATGCCAATGACCCCCAAAGAGATCGTTCGCCTGCTCGAACAGAACGGTTTCGTGTTCGTCAGCTCCAACGGTTCTCATCGCAAATACCACGACCCCACCACCGGCAAGACCACGATCGTCCCTTTCCACGCCAAAGACCTCAAACCCGGCACAGAGAAAAATATCCTCAAGCTGGCCGGTCTGAAGAAATAAGGAGGCATTTCTATGAACGCTGTTTTCTATCCCGCGGTGTTCCACCCCGAAGAAACGGGTTATTCTGTCACCGTCCCCGACATCGAGGGCTGCTTTACGCAGGGTGATACGATGGATGAGGCTGTGCGGATGGCACAGGATGCCATCGGCCTGATGCTGGAAGAGTGCGCTGTCTGCCCCACTCCTTCCGTTCCTTCCTCTCTTCCGGTGGAGGCCAGAGACTTTGTGGTCATGGTCCCCTTTGATATGGCTGCTTACCAAAAGCAGTTCCGCCCTGTTAAAAAGACCCTCTCCGTCCCCGCTTGGCTCAATGATGCAGCCGAGGCCGCACACATCAACTTCTCCGGCGTTCTTCAGGACGCCTTGAAGGAAAAGCTCCATCTTGCATAAATCCCCAAGCGCTCAGCCTCTTCCGGGCCGGGCGCTTTTTCTTTACAATAAGCCCATCAGTATGCTTGCACCTACGCTCAGGATCGTGTTCAGAAGTCCGCTCCCCCGGCTCTTCTTCGCCTGGCTTTCGCTGGCCGCCTGATTGTACGCGCTCTGATAGTAGTTGCGCTGGTTCTCCCAGTTCTGGTAGTTGGTCTGGTACTTCTCGTAGTCCTGTGCCTCGGCCTGCTGGTATCCGCTCAGCTGGTTCTGCAGGTCGCTCTTTTTCTGGGTGTACTGGTTCAGCGCCTGGCTGTACAGACTGTTGGTGACATTGCTCAGGCCCGCCATGGCGTTCTGGTAGGCGCTCTGGCCCGCCTGGGTGCCGTAGCTGGAGCCGTACCCGCCCGAGATGGCGCTGGCGTTGGCCTGGGCGTTCTCGTTGGCCAGCTTCGCCTGCCGGGTGTAGCTGTTCTTGTACTGCTCGTAGGCCGCATCCCGGGTGGGGTCGTAGCTAAAATCCTTCATCCCGTCCAGCTGGCCCATCACGCCGTCGATCTTGTCCTTGTATTTGCTGGTGTAGTTTTCCGGCTTCTTCGCCTCCCACGCATCCAGCTGCGCTCTCGCATTGCTCACTCTGCTCATAATTACACTCCTTCCTTTAAGAAAGGCTCCCCTCGCTAGGGGAGCTGCTTTGCAGCGCCGCCGTCAGGCGGACTGCAAAGCTGAGAGGTTTTCTTCCCGGCTGCTGCCGTTTCTAAAGGCCCTCTCCCGCCTTATTTCAGCTTCTCCTGTAAATCCCCCGAGAGATTCTCGGTGTCAATGTTGCTCAAAATATATTCCAGCTGCTCCTGCATCTGGTACAGATAATTCCTCAGCTCCCGGGCGCTGTCCGCATCCAGTTTTTCCAGCCTCGGCATCGAGATCTTGGAAAGCCCCACAATGCTTGCCATAGTTTCGCTCCTTTCTGCCCTCTGTCGCAGGGCACTACATTTTACGCCAAGTCAGGCTTCAGGTGTCTAGCTCAGACCTGTCCGGCCTGCCAATGGCTCCCCTCTTAGGGGAGCTGGCGCGAAGCGCCTGAGAGGTCCTGCCGGGCGAGCGTTCTTCCAAAGGCTCTACCTTTTCGGCATCGCTCCACTCACTCTTCCGCCCTCGCTGCTGCTCAGCGTCATGGCGATGCTCCGCACTGCGATCTGCCCTTTTCCGGTCAGGCGCAGCCGCATGGTGTCGTGCCGGGTCGGGACAAAGGGCAGGTTCACCTGCACCCGCCTGTCCCGGGTGTCCACCCGGCCCTTTTCTTCCCACTCGCCGCCGTCGAAGCTGGCCCACAGCGTCACTACCGTCCGCTCCATGGCGTCCAGCCGCACCGTCACCCGGCTGCAATACTTGTCGTCCGGATCTCCGAGTCCGATGTCGCCGGTCACAGCCTCGTATTCCACCGTGTCCTCTTCGCCGCCGGCTTCCCGGCTCCCGTCTGCGGCCCAGATGGCCTCTTTGTCCCAGAGGTAGAGCTGCCGCCCGGTGCTACACATGGCCCAGCCGGTGGCGTCCTCCTCGTGCCAGAGTCCTTTCTCGGTGTCGTAGACCAGCAGCCTCTGCCCGCCGGGGCTCTCGGTGTGCAGGTAGTACCGCCCCACCAGCCCGCCGGCGGCTGCCCTTGTCACCCGGCTCATGGCCGTCTCGTCCAGCGAGGCCGACACCTTGGTGGGCAGGCTGCCGTCCCACGCCATCACCCCGTCCATCGAGAGGTAGTACAGTGTCTCGTTGATGACGCAGAGGCTCTGGTGGGCGCCCTTGGCCACGCCCGAGCACTGGATGCTGCTCATCTGGTAGTCGCTGGGTTTGGTGCCGTAGAGCTTGTGTAAGCCGTTCTCCTTGAAGAAAAGCACATATCCCATGCAGGTAGCCGCGCCGGTAAATGCTCCGTCGCTGCCCACGGTCACGGCGTAGCTGTCCGCTGCCGTGCCGCGGTAGGAGAACCAGTTGGTGGCGTCGCCCAGCTTGCAGGCATAGATGACGTTCTCGGTGCTCGAGCAGCCCCAGACACGGTTGTTGTGCTCCGTCAGCCAGTCCAGATCCGGCACCCGCCGCTGGGCCGTCACGTCCGGGAAAGGCCCGTCGAAGGTCTGGGTGGTCTTGCCGTCCATGGCCGTCCACACCACGCTCTGGCCCGTCACCGCACAGGTGCCGTAGTACAAAACGCTCTCGATGTCCGGCGCAATGGAGAGGATCACCGAGTCCCCGGCCACGTCATCCACCGCCACATCCCCTCCGAAATCGGCAGAATAAGCGTTCTTCACCACGCTGGGGATGCCCGTCAGGGTCACAGTGTCCCCAGCCTTGAAGGCTTTGCCCAGCCCCTCGCAGGTCACGCGGCAGTAGTTCAGCAGGATGTTCTGCCACCCGCCCGCCGTGCTGTAGAGCTTCAGGGCGTCGCGGTAGCTCCACGGGGCATCCTCGGCCTGCTTGAGCCAGACGTCGCCGTTCTTGGGGCTTTCCGGCTCGGTCGCGCCGAATTTGTTCGGCGTGTACACCACGCCCGCAGCGTCGCAGGGGGTCACAGTCAGGCTTTTGCCTCCCTGCTGCCAGCCGGAGCCCAGCGCGCTCAGTGTCCCCGCTGCGGTGTCAAAGGACATCTTATCCGGCCAGATGAGCACCTTGGTCCCCATGCCCACCATCTTCTTCTCGCCGTCCGTCAGGGCGTTCTCCAGCTCCACGGCGGCGCCGCCGTCGTCCGGGGCATACCGCAGGGTCGTGCCTTCCACGGTCAAAAGGCCGTTCAGGTGGTACATCCCGTTCATCCCGGCTGCGTCCCGCACTTTCCGCCGGGGCTTGCGGGTCTCGAGGGCCGGGTATCCCCGCGAAGAAAAGTTCTTCTCCCTGCTCAGCTCTGCCTCGCTGCACGCATACCCCTCGTTCAGCCCGCCGAACACCCGCAGCAGCTGCCGCTGGCTGGTTATCTGATTTAAGTTCATGTTACTATCCTTCTGCCCTCTGTCGCAGGGCACTCCATTTTATGACACATCAGACTTCAGGCATCCAGTTCAAAGTTGCCCGGCCTGCCAAGGCCTCCCCTCGATAGGGGAGGTGGCACGCCGTCAGGCGTGACGGAGAGGTTCTTCCCCGTTCCAGCGCTCTTTCATTCACGTCATCAGCCTCCCGCCGCCCACCGGCATATACTTTCTCCTCACCCACGCCGCAAACTCCTGCACATAGCTCGTGTAGAGCTGCAATTCGTTCGCCGCCCGGGCCGTCTCGCCGAGGGCGAGGTCCATCTGCGCCGCCAGCCAGTGGGGGTAGAGTGCTTCTGCCGCATTGTCCGCCAGCAGCGGCGTGTCGTATTCCAGCCCTTCCGCCCACAAAATATCCGCGCCGCGCCCCTCGAAGTCGCTGCCGGTGTCGCCGCGCTCCACCACGCTCCGCCGCAGGCCGCTGTCGGCCTGCCGCAGCCACAGCTGCTTCATCTCGTCCGAAAAGCTGTTGTTCGGCCTCAGCTCGTCGGCCATCTTTATCGCTTCGCCTGCTGTCATAAAACCTCCAAAACAAAATCCCCCGGCGCAGCAAGCGCCTGCAAGCTGTACCGGGGAATGTCTCTCTGCCCTCTGTAACAGGGCTCTCCATTTTACGCCTCATCGGGCCTTGAGCGTCCAGCTCAGGCCTGTCCGACACGCCAGTGGCTCCCCTATTAGGGGAGCTGGCTGCCGTAGGCAGACTGAGAGGTTAAATGGTCATCATCTGCGTACCGGCCGCCGCCTGCATGGCCTGGCTCTTCCGGGCCGCCTCGGCGTCCTGCTTGATGCTGTGCTCCAGCACCTCAGCCACAGCCTTCGGCACCTTCACGTCGATGCCGCGCTGGATGAGGTAGCTGTCGCCGTTGACGCCCACGAACACCGGCGCCGCGTAGCGGTCGTCGTCCTTGAACAGGTGGATGGTCACCATGCCGTCGTCCTTTGCTTCGTCCTTTGCCTCGGCCATCGTCTCGGTCTTCTCCACAGTCTCCACCGCGTTCTCCACGGCCTGGGCCGCAGCAGTCTCTTTCTTCGTTGCCATAGTATCCTTCTTTCTGCCCTCTGTCGCAGGGCTATTCCTTTTGCGCTATAGCCTCTCCCTTTGGGAGAGGTGTCACCGTAGGTGACGGAGAGGGCAAGCCCGTTGCGATAGCGCTATCATGCGTCGATAAGCAGGCTCTTTGTCAGAGCCATACTATCCGCCGCGTCCATGCCTATCTGTCAGCATCCTTGCCCTCTCAGGCCACTTCGTGTCCAGCTCTCCCAAAGGGAGAGCCATCAGAGGTGTGTTAGTTCGCCTTCGCCTTCGCGCTGTACTTCGGGCTGACGCTCTCGATGCGCACCATGTACTGCTCACACAGCCGCTCTGCGGTCTTGATGGCCTTCCAGCCCACGGACGCGCGCTGGTTCAGCGGGTCTTCGCCCGCGCCCAGCTGCTTGACGATGTGCTGCAGGCCGCCGCCCTCCACCTCGGTCACGGCGTAGGCGTGAGCCGCCAGCACCAGAGTGCCGAACACGGCCAGACCGCTCGGGCAGCCGGTGCCGGTCCAGATCTTCGCCTCGCTGGTCTCGATGAAGCGCACACCGGCCAGCTTGCCGATCTCGCCGTTGTAGATGTTCTCGGGGGTAGAATACTTGTGGACATCGATCCACTCCGGGTTGCGGCGCAGATCATAGGCCACATAGGGGTGGACGATGGCCACATAGCTCTCGCCGATGGCGTCGGCGTTCTGGGCCTTCAGGGCGGTGGCCGCCTGATCGATAAGATCCGGCGTCAGCACACTGGCGGTGGTCAGATTGGCGCGGCTGGTCACGGCGGTGTCGCCCGCCGGCGCGTAGATGACGTTGGTGCCGCCCGCCAGCACCTCGCGGGTCACGGTATCCAGCGTGCGGCCCGCCTGAGATGCCAGTACCTTGGTCGCCTGGGTGATGTTGTTGTCGATGGCGGTCAGCTGCAGCACGTCGGTGATGGCTGCCCAGCCGCCGTACTGCTTCACGGTGGCGGTCATGGGGGTGACGGTCAGAGCCTGAGCGTTGGGGGTCACGCCCTCGGTCAGAGGCTCGGTGGCCTTGGGCAGGCTCTCGTACTTGCGGAACTCGATGGTCTTGCCGTTGTTGGCCGGGATGGGGTACTTGTCGCCGAACTGGTCATGCACCAGCAGCGGCTCTGCCTGGTCCAGCAGACGCTTCTCGTAGTAGGTCTTCATCTCGGCGCTCATGCCGGTCGCGCCGGTGTGGTTTGCAGGCTGCGCAAACAGCTGCAGATTCATGTGGTTCTTCATGTTTCTTACTCCCTTCGTTTACTTTTGTGCTTTATTGAGAGCCGCCATTTCCTTTGAGAAAGGCTCTCCTTTCTAGGAGAGCTGCTTTGCAGCGCCGCCGTCAGGCGGACTGCAAAGCTGAGAGGTTTTCTTCCGGGCAGCGGCAGCTTTCGCTTAAAAAGTGATGATCTGTCCCCGCATGGCCCGGCGTTCCAGCTCTTCGCACTGCTGGGGCGTCAGCTTGGAGACGTCGGTCTTCAGCACCGCCGCACCGCCGGGATTGGTGCCGTTCTCGGCAGGCCGTGCGCCCCGCTGGCGGATCCGGGCCTCCACGCCTTTCTCGACGGTCTTGGCCGTCTGGGTGGTGCGCCGGGCCATGATGTCGTCAAAGTAGCGGGCCTTGTAAGCGTCTTCCATCTTCACGCCCAGCTTGAGCATCTGGGCAAAGTCCGGGTCGGCCAGCGCCGTCTTGATGTCAAAGCCCGGGTCCTCGGCCCGGATGCGCTCCGCAGCGGCGTCCCACTCCTGCTGGATGGCTTCCATCTTGGCGGCCTCCGCTCGCTGCTGCTCGGCGGCGCGGTGCTTGGCGTTCTCGCTTTCCAGCGCGTCCATCTCCTTGGCCAGCTGGACGCTGATGCCCTTCTTCATGGCCATGTCTTCGTAGTAGGCGTCATCCTTCACCACGCCGCCCTCCACGGCCGCAGCCAGTGCCTCGTAGTCGCCGGGAGCAGTGCCGTACTTCTGGCCCAGAGCGTTCAGGATACGCCCCACCGGCCCCTGCTCGTTCAGGATGCTGTCGTAGGCCTTCTGGGTGGCCTGCACGATCATCTCGCCAAACTCCCGGTTGTACTCGCCCCGCATCAGTTCGCCAAACGCTTTCCGGTGTGCCTCCGGGTCGGTGCTGCTCTTGTCTGCCGCACCGTCCTGTTCCTCGCCTTCAGCAGCATCTTCCTCCGCGCCCGGCTCTTCCGCCGGGCTCAGCATCTCGTCCACCTCGGCGGCAGCAGCCTCCCGGCCCTTGCCCTGGGCGGGAGCAGACGCAGCCTTTTCTTCCGCCGCAGGGGCGGCACCTTCTGCCGCACCGTCTCCGCCTTCCGCAAACAGCTGCAAATCAAAAGGCTCCCCCGGGTTGCGGCTCCCGGCGTCTGCTGCGCTCCGCTTGCATCCTGCCGGCCGCGGCCCCAACAGCTCCTCCCTGCTTCTGCCGCAGGCAGCGGTCGTCGCCGTTGCCGCAAACAGCTGCAAATCCACCGCCGGGCTGCATTTGCAACTCTCCTTGAAGCTCACATTCTCCGGGTACTGCTCGGCCAGCAGAGTCAGACCGTCGGCCACAAGCTCGAACTTGTCCCGCATGAGGACGCTGTCGCCTGTCTCTACGCTCACCACCGGGCCTTCCTTGCCCTGATAGATGCAGCTCGAGGTGTGTTCGTCCTCCGCAGCGCTGTACGCCAGCGTCTGCATCAGGCAGCTCACCGCCGCGCATACGATGTCCTGCCCCGCCGGGGCATATCCCGCGTGGCCCTCGGCCCTCATCGTCAGCTTCCCGCCCTCCGGGTCTGTCACATAAATAATTTTGATCATTCCATTGCCTCCTTTTTTCAGTAGCTCTCCTTGTAAAGCGCTCTTTCAGGCGAGCCAAAGCCTCTCCCTTTGGGAGAGGTGTCGCCGTAGGTGACGGAGAGGGCAAGCCCGGTGCGATGGAGCCACAGCGCAGCGATAGGCAGACTCTTTGTCAGCGCAATGTTATCACGGTGTCTGCCTTTCTCTGCCATCGTCCTTGCCCTCTCAGTCATTGCTTCGCAATGCCAGCTCTCCCAAAGGGAGAGCCTTTCGGAGTCTCACTTATTCGGGTTGTTGATGTTCATCGCCCTCTCGGCAGCTTTCGTGGCCAGCGGGTTCGTTCCGCCGCCCACCTGTCCGCCCAGAGAGTTTGTTACCGTCTTTGCGCTGGTCTCTCCGCCACCGCCTCCGCCGGTCATGGCAGCGGCTGCAGCACCAGCCTGTTCGCTCAGGTTCGAGCCGTTCTGCTGGTCGATGACCGCCGCCATCTGCTGGATCTGTGCCATGGCCTGCTGCAGCTGCTGGTACAGGGTGCCGTTCTGGGCCACCCTCTGGCGCACCTTCTCGATGCCCTCGAAGTCCATCATGTCCAGACACGCCAGTGCAGCGTCGGCGTTGGCCGGAGCAAAGAATCCCAGCTGATAGCACTCCTTCGCCGTCTCGTTCTGGCTAAGGCGGCTGAAGGTGCTCTTCTTGGCCGCGCTCACCGTGATGTCGAACACCGGCTCATGGGCGCCCAGCTCCACGCCGCCCACGCTCTCCACCGGCTGCGGCCGCAGCATCTGTCCCGAGAACTCCCGGTACTCCGTGCCGCCCTGCTGGCCGGTGATCCGGTAGACGCGGCTCTCGTCGTAGAACTGCCGCATCAGGTCGATGATGAAGTAGCATTCTTTTGCAAAGGAGCGGTAAGAGCTCTTCAGCATGTCCCGGCTCAGCTTCGAGCCTGCTTCCTGTAATGCTGCGATGGCCGAGGCCGCCGTCAGGCCGCTGGTCGCGCCGCCCTGGTTCACGTCCCGGTTGCCGCTGATCTCCTTCAGCTCGGCCACGCGGTTCTGCTGGTAGGCGATGGTGTTGGAGGGCAGTGGAGCCGTCTCCAGCTCCATAAAGCCCCGCTCGTCCAGCCGTCCCGTGATATGCACCACATCTTTCGCCGTGTCCAGCAGCTCGTCCTCGTTCACGCCCGCCGTGTCCGCGATGAGGTAGCGCTTCTTAGCGGCCGCCAGCGTGTTCTCGTCCATGGCCTGCGTCATCCGGTCGATGGCGTCCTGGGTGTCCTTCATCACGTCGATGTACCCAAAGCCCGCCGGGCTGTTCTCTTCCACGAAGAGCGGGTCGAACACAAAGGGATATTTTCCGTGGTCGTAGAAGCCGGTCTCGGCCATCGCCGGGTCGTTCTCGCTGGCGTAGAGCACCACGCCGTTGCAGAACTTGCAGTAATGTACCACAGTCTGACTGCCGGGCTTCTCCCGCTTGTAGTACCAGTCCACCACCACGCTCTTTTCGCTGGTGTCGATATTCTGGTCGCTGACGTACTGCCCCACGGTGATGCCGCTGCTGCCCGCCTTGCCCTCCAGCTGCGGCCACCGGGCCGTCAGACGGTCGTTGTCGGCCAGCGCCAGCGAGAAGAAGTTGGCCGAGTCCTGGATGTCCTCCACCCCCGGCTCCCAGTAGAGCATCAGAAGGTCCATGCTCCGGATGGCGATGTCCCCGAGGCCCTCCCGCAGCGCCGGGTCCCAGAAGATGCCCTTCACGCCGGTACCCTGCTTGAGCTTGCGCCACCAGGTGTCGCTGTACACGCTCTCGTAGTCGGCCTGTTCCAGCACCACCGGCAGAATGTCGGAGAGGAGCTTCGCCGTCTCCTCGTCGTCCCGCGCCCTCGGCAGCACGTTGGGCTCCGGGTAGTTGTCCATGGCGTCGGCGTGTTTGTTGGCAATGGAGTTGAACAGCCACCCCGTGCTGGGGGCGCGCTTGCCCTCCATCACCCGGTTGCCGTACTGCTTCCAGTGGCCCAGCTTGTACCATTCCTCGTTGTCGATGATCCGCTTGTCGAGGCTGGCCTTGGCCGACTTGTACTTCTCCAGCACGGCCATCGCCTCGCTGATCTCCTTCTCGCCGATGGGCTGCTCACCATCCAGCACCCCGGCCAGACTGACTCCTTCTGTCTGTGCCTGCGGCTCGTTGTCGGCGACCGCCGCCATCATATCTGTTTCTCTTTCGTTCAACTATTCTCACCTTCTGGTCCTTCTAAAGCCTGAAATCATCGGCAAAGCCGTAAATCGGAGAACCGAGAAAAAAGCGTTTAGCGAAGCGGCTAGCTTTTTTCCGTTTCGACTTCTTCTTTGGGGTCTGAAAGGGGCGAGCAGCCCCTTTCTCGTGGATCCCTGTCCTTGCCGCGCTAAACACGCGGCATTTGCTTCGCAAACCGGACTGTC